TTATGCCGATTCGTCCAGCCCTGAAAGCGCATCGGCGGCACGCTTGAGCCAGTCGGGGCTATGGTGGCCATATACTCGTTCGATCATATCAACGCTGTTGCCGAGGAATCTGGCGACCATCTCGAACGGGACGCCCTTTATCACCATCCATGTCGCACACGTATGCCTCAGCGTGTGCGGCGTGACATCACTCAGTCCTGCCGCTCGCACTCTGTCTCTGAAAGCATGTCGAATGCTGGCAACGGGCTTGCCATTGTATTCGATCACGTGGTCTCGGGTTCTGATATGGGCTGCCTCCCATAGAGCTTCTTTCAGTTCCGGGACCATTGGAACGGTTGCGCGTCCCTTGTTCCCGGTTCCGCTGCCAAACCGGATTAGTCCTGACGTAAAATCTACCTGATCCCAAGTGAGAGACAGAATCGCGGACGATCTAGCGCCTGTGTATAGCCCAATCTTGATAAAAAGGTTGAGGTGCGGTGTCGTAGCCTCGTCCAGAAGCTTTCTGGCCTCATCTCTTTTCAGCCATCGTTCTTTGGGATGCGGCGCTCTGGGCGCTTCAATGTTAGGCGCTTTCTCAATCCAACGCTCATTAACTGCCCATCTGAGGGCAGCGCGTAGTGTCACGATCTCGCGAATGATTGTACCGTCACTGAGCGGCTTGTGCTTGCCGCCAGTCGCTCCGCGCCTGCCCTGTTTACGCCGCCGATCCCAATAGGACCTTACGACCTGCCTGGTCAGGTGATCCGGCTCTAGATCACCCAGATGCTCGCGGAGAGAAGCTGCTGCATATTCAATGGAGGCAATGCTGGCCACCACGGGCCGCCTGTCTTCAGTGTAGCCGGACAGTATGGCTGCGACCGTAGGCTGTGCCGGTGCGGGCGTTGATTCGACGCCCGCGATAAACTGATTCAGTGCGCGCTTTGCTTCCTCGCGATTTGCTGTCCTGAGTGAAACGCGACGCTTCGATGACCCGTCCCACCACTGCGCATAGAAACGTCCATCGCGTTCTGCGAGGCTATAGCGGGGGGTGCTCGTTCTTGGTCTGGACACTCTATTCTCTCACCGGACTTTTTCTCGAAGGCCTCAATCTCAGCGGGATCAAAGCGATAATGGGCACAGACACGAACCTGGGGAATTTTCCCTTGCCGCGCCATGTTGCGAATGGTCTGCGGCGTGACTGCCCAGCGAGATGCTACGTCTGCCGCACTCAAGAGCTTATGTGGCATTCCCTCATCCATGCTTCGTCCTCCTTATTCCGCCCTTGAGGAGCTGCCGCATGCGCAGCAGAAAAGTTGCGATGCGCCGGGGATTTCCTCTTCCTTCACGATCTCCTTGCAGGCGGCCACGCATTCACCGCAGATGAACACGGAGGGCCCGGCGAAAATGTGCTTCACCTCATGCTGGGACTTGCCGCAGAAGTCGCAATAGACGGTCTTATCCATCCGCCCTCTCCTTCCGATGCTCTGCAAAGTCCGCGTAAACCCCCTCGAGATCGGACGGCCCGGCGTCGAGTTCGTACATGACGGCAAGGAGCGTCTCGACCTTCACGGCGTGCCCATGCACGATCCGTGACACCGTATGCGGGCCCATACCGGCAGCGAGGGAGATGGCCTCCATCGAGCGCCCGTCTTTCTCGACAAGGCGCCGCACCCGCTCGCCCAGGAGGCGGTTGAAGGGGGTGGGGTCAGTCATGGGCTACCTCCTTTGCCGGGGACTCTTTCGAGCACAAGCCGAAATTGCTCGTCACCGCCTCCAAAGCACACCTCAACTGAGGCCCCTATATCTGGCATTTTCCCGTCGAAAGAAAACGAAACAAGCGCCTGCCAGAACTCATTCATGGCGTCTCTTGTTTCCAGAGCCACGTTCGATTTTGCACCCATTCGCACCAGTACTATGCGGCCAGAGATTGCGGCGTTTCTCAGTGCTACGTTCGTGAGAGCAGTCGTCTTCCGGGCCTTTGCGCCGCCGCACTCAATGACCCCCTCCACTTGGGTCTGCTCGACCCCACTTGGGGACGCTCGGTCAGCGAGATCAAGTATGTGATCAGCCCATAGCCAATAACAAACATCTTCCGGCAATCCCTCCTTCGTATCCCCACAAACCTCTTCCCAAAGATAACGCCGAATTGGAGCCATACGAGGATCATCCTCGTAACGGAAATCTCGTACGCGCTTACCCATGCTCGCCTCCCTCGCGGATAGCTGCGGCACGTATACGCTCAATTTGCTTAGCGATATGAGGGCGCGTGTCGTTGAACCAATCGCAGGAGCCTCCGTCCTCGTTTTTCCCTGCCGCCCTGCGCATAAATGCGGTGAAACAAAGATCGATAATGCGAGGCCCGCTCGAACTGTTATCGCTGCCCATTCCCGTCAGATAATGGAGCCGTTCCTCCAACTCCTTCACCCGAGCCTCAAGCGCGGCGACGTTGGCGGTGTCTTGGTCCGAGATGCACAGCGGTCGAACGTAATGACGAATGATCGTCCCGTCCTCGGTGTCCCAAGCACTGGCCAGCTTCCAGCCAGCTTTCTGTTCGTCCTCGTGAAGTGGAGGAAGCGCCTCAACATCTGCGCAAGAAAGCTCATTTCCTTCGGTTGCGTCTGCCCATTCATCTGTGACGTAGAGGCTTTCGATGCCCAGAGCTTTAAGCCTCTCCCGCGCCTCGGAGATTGAGACTTCATCGTTGCCAAAGAGCATGTCAAAGCGCGCCGAAGGTGGTGCACTCTGATCTTTCTTGCGCATATCCTCGACCAGCCACGCAAACGATGCACCAAGCGCGGCAACGTTGGCGGGGCGGGTGTAGAGTGGGATGGGCCAGTAATCCTCGTCCACCCCTTCTGGACGTGGAGATGAATAAATGTCCCCCGATTTTCCTTTCTTTACGCGATCTAAGTCGTCTTGATCTGTGAAACATGCAGGCTCCACGCCCTCTGCATCCTTCCGGCGCTGCTCTGCCGCGCCTCGGGCCTCGGCTTCGTCAATGTGCGCTCGGGCGATAGTGATATCCTCATTGTCATCGCAGGATTTCCAGTCAGAAATCTCGAACGCAAGGTCCGCTACCTGCGCCTCCCGCGTCCGAAACTCCGCGCTCTCCGGCTTCTGTTCGGGTTGGGTCATATTGTCACCTGCTCAAAACGGCCATCAATAAATTCGGAGACAGGGCGAACCCACATGCGGCCGAAATCGAGATCGAGATACACGACGCACTCAGCCATATCGTGCTCACCCTCTATCTGGAGGCGGGCGAGACCTTGCACTTCGTAAAGTGTGCCTCTCGCCTCGTGCCGATAGATGCGCGTGTCGGGGTCAATGAGCATCGACCGCGTTATGCTTCTGGCGCTCTCCGGCTTCTGTTCGTCACTCATCCCCGTCTCTCCCCTGCGCTCCGGCCCTTCACGGCCTCCTGCGCTTGTCTTGTCTGTGTCTCAATCTCGGCGCGTATCGCGTCCTGCATGACCTGCTCGTGGCGCAGCTTGTGGGCCAGTTCGTAATCGCCTGCGTCCCAGGCTTCGGCGGCGGTCATGGGGCCTTTCCTTGTTTCGTGTGCTGATGCTGACCGCTGAGTGCTTGCAGGTGGTTGAGCAGCCTGATCGGGACGCGTAGATCACGGCGCCGCAGGTAGCTTCGGACTTCAGTCGTCGCAAACCACAGGATCGCCATCGTAATGGCGGCGGCGAGATAGAGGGCATTCCAGGCGTCATCGCTCATGCGGCTTGTTCCTTGTGGCGTCCCGTCACGGGCAGATGGCAGGCTCGCCGCAATGCAGGTTCGGCATTGATTGTGCCGGGTGTCTCGCTTGGCCTGCGAAAACGCAGCGTGAGCGTTTGCTCATTGAGCGAGATATCCACCAGCGGGTGTTTCTGATGCACTGCGTAGGCTTCCTCCGGGCGCATGAAAACGACACGCCGGCGCCTGTCGTCGGGGGCAAAGGTCTCTATGCCACCGCACGGCCACAGGCATGCCCATTGCTTGGGCGTGCTGATGAACTCAAGAATGCGGCACGGCCACGTCAGCGGGACCCATATCTGCGCCTCTTCGGGCGGTATCGATCGAGCGAGCGCCATCCATTCATCTGAGCGCAACGGCAGAAGGCCAAGCGCTCCCGGCTCGACCCGAGGAGAAAATGAGGATGTGCGACTGCCCGCGGTCAGTGCGAGAGACGGCTGCAAGGGCATAGCGCCTCGGCCGGGTATGGGGCTGGCGCGATCGGTCCAGCTTGTATGGGCATAGGCGTGGGCGTTCATGCGTAGGCACTCCCCGCCCATGTCATCTCTACAAGGGGGGTGCGCCCAGCGCGAGGCAGCGCAGTTGCCAAATGCGTACGGCGACGACGCACGTCGACACGTGCCATCTTTTCCTTGCACCACGCTGTGGCTGCCTTTTCGGCCTCGCTATAGGACGCGAAGCGCTGCACGGGCACGCCGCACGCATCATGGATCGAATAAGGCTTGTCCCGCTTTGCGGCGCCTGCGTTGTTGGGAAGCGCTGTCATGGCTCACATTCCCAGCGCATGACGATAGACATCGAGCAGTGTCTCCTGCTCTTCAATCTCGTTCGGCTCTTTCTTGCGCAACCTGATGATGCTCTTGATCGTCGCGACATCGAACCCGGCTGATTTCGCTTCGGAAAAGATATCCTTGATATCGCCCGCAAGAGCCGAGCGCTCTTCCTCCAGACGCTCAACGCGCTCGATCACGCTGCGCAGACGATCAACGGCAATGCCGCCAACATTCGAGTCCGGATCGGCGGCCTGGCGCGCGCGGCTTGCGGCGGCGGCATCGGGGTTTACATCCACGCGAGGAAATACGGCGGAAGGCACATTCGTGGTGTTGTGAGCGTGCGCATGAATCATGATTCTCGATCCTTCTGCCCGAGGGCAGCTCAATTCAGATAATGGTAATTTTGCCCATCGGGAGGCGCGCCAGGCGGCCATCTTCGAACCACTCTGCTGGCACCGACGGCGTGCTCGCGTCGAATCGTGACTTGGGCGTCGACCTGGGTGTCAGCTGGGTTTGTGAGCGGCCCTCGATGTGGATCGCCTTCGCCGTGGCTATGCCGCGGAACCCGGTTATGAGGTCGACATACCAGCAGCCAAGCTCCGTGAGTGCACCTTTGCCAGCCATCGTGTCGTCGCCGGAAATGGGTGGCGCGTGCTGGCCGCACCTCACGCCCGCGCGCTCCCCAAGCGCCCGTGTCGGGCGAGGATGGTCAGAACGGGATTGGTTTGCGGTGCCTCGGGAATGACGCTACGGGTCCGGGCCTGCTGCGCCATGTGCTCGGCTTCGCTGCGCTTATTGGCGGCAGCGTTCTGCCACAGCCGGGCAGCGTCGGTGCGGTTGGCAAAACGCGCCTGCTCCGCGAGTGCATCCATGCAGGAGGCTACTGTGTAAGCGGCCTTGATGGCATCGCGATCAGCGATAGGCGGTGGGGGCGGTGAGTTTGGAAGGAAAACGGTCTGAACCGGCGATGCCGACATCGGCTTGCGCTCCATCGTGGGTGAACGATGGACACAATGTGGGACAAACCCACATGCTTAGTCAATCAAAAAGTGGGTTTTCCCCACTTTGATTTAATTACTTTTCATTTTTTAGCCTGAAAAACACTACTCTCCGAGCGGGAACACTGGTGACGGCGAGGAGTCGATGCGCTTTCCACCGACGTCCTGCGCTGCGCCGTGCGTTTCTAGCCACCCATACGACTCAGCGAAGCCACGTAGCGAGAAGCAAACATCGTTGCCTAGTTGGGCGAAGCAAAATTTCTCGCTTGTCGTAAGCTTGTTCAATAGCGCATGCGCCAACGCGCCGTTAAATGAGTTGGAGAACGATGACCTATAGAGATCATCTCTATTCAGCTCAACGTAATTTCCTTGCAATGTCATTTTTAGGGAAGGCATTACGACTATAGCTGTATCGAACATCATGTAAAATGAGATTCTATCGCCGCTTGACTTCGTATCTAAGCTGAATTTAACGCCATTTTGGTCGGATATGATGTGTTTATCTCCTTCATATCCGACGGCAACGCCCCAAAGTCCGCTTTGATATACATAATTGGGTGCCGCATAAACAGGCGAGCCAAAACAAGACGTAAAAATTCCGAGACCCATTATCACAATATACTTATGCATCCCGCTTACTCGCTTTCAGCATAAGGTGAAGATAGGCATCTCGCTCATCCGGAGGAAGTTGCCGATAAGCAAACAGAAGGAGTGCCTCATTCTCATCTGATGCTCTCGCCGTGCGAGGATCGCCGATCCCGCTTGCAAGCCAATCTAGCGAGACATCGAAGAATACAGATGCTGCGATAAGCGTATCTCGACCAGGCATATCTCCTCCGGTCTCGATCTTTGTTAGATGAGATCGAGATATGCCGAACTCTACCGCAAGCGCAGCCTGAGTCATACCCTTTTGTTCTCTTAATGTTCTAATTCGATAGCCGGGCGAGTTTGCGTGTTTCATACCGGTGAGTCTGCACCAGCATCAGTATGACCTGGGCGGGTTTTACCCACATAAGCCTTGACAGAGGGGGTGGGAATTCCCCACAGTGCTGTAATGGAAGTCAGAGAAATAATCCGCGCAGCTGGCGGCCCCGTGAAAGTGGCAAACGCGCTCCGGTTGCACCACTCAACAGTATGTGGCTGGGCGCGGGTTCCTCCGGTCCATGTCATCGAAGTCGCAGAACTCTCGGGAGTGCCCCCGGCAGTCATACGTCCGGACGTGTTCGGGGTGCCGACGAGAAGCTGTTTAAATGCAAACCGCACCGCCCCTCCCCAAGGATAATCGCATCATGAAAAACGCTCCTCCAGAAAGCGTGACGGTTAGCGGCTGGACTGCATTCGTAGCCATGGAAGCGCTGCGTCGACGTGTTCGTCTGCTTGAATCGAAACGCGACGAAACGACGATTGCCGCCGACGAAGAGCACGAACTGTGCGCAGGGACCAAGGCGCTGAATGAGATTGTCGATCGCATGTTTCCTGCGCCGTTTCCGGCGTCGCCCGAACCTTCGGACGCATCTTCGCGCGCTAGAGATGCATGCCAAACCGTAAGGGCTCCCGGCACTGCCATTGCCCAGTGGGAAAAAGAGCTATTCGAGCGACTGGCCGTGTCGCCCGTGACAGCGCGTAAAGAACAAGTAGAAACGCGCTTTTCTAATGAGGAGCTGCTGAGCGCAATCCAGCTTGTGCTGCCAGATGCCATCATATTGAGACCCGAATACGAAGACGTTCCCAAAACAAGCGCTTTGTATGTCCTGCGTGCGGAAATGAAGGCTGTTCGGCATCAGCTCGATACTGCACTTTCGCTTAGAGCGAACCGTACAGCTGCCCAGAAGCGCAATATCCTCGCCCGGCTCAGCCACTGGTGGAGACTTGAAGGTCTCGTAGGCGAAGAAGACGGCGCGGCTGGTGACTGGGAAGAGACTGCTAACCAGCGTCTGATCGAGATTTGCCGCCATTCCCAAGTACTTCGTCCACAGCCTTGAACCAGTACGATGCAATACCTGTGGCGTTGACCTGCGCCCATTCGACATCGACCTCGCGTGAGCAGATGTTGAGCGGGTCTTCGTCATTTGCCGAGACAACCACGCGGACGTTCTCCAGCGCCTGTCGAGAGGACTGCTGCAGCAGAGTTCTCAAAACGGTGCGGAGATACAGGATCTCTGTCTGCTGGTTTTGGAGCATCACTGCGATGCGCGCTGCCGTCAGGGGTTTGTCGCGTCCGCGCTGTTTTGACATCGAATCCTCCATGGGTGGTTGCTGCGGCGGGAGCCGCAACGCTCATGGTGGCCTGCTGCGGGGAGCGTCGCAATGCGCTTCCCGCAGCTGTGATCTGTTTGTTTCCTCTCTCCATGCTGACGAGGTTAACGGCGCGCTGGCCTCTCGTCATCCGAAGCGCGTCCGGGTGCTGGCCTTTGCAGCGATGCGTCACATCAGCGACGTGCTGGCAGATGTGCTGCGCGGACTTGCGCCTGCGCTTGCCCCCGAAACAACGCCGGAAGCGCCGCCGCATAACGTGCGTCCCGCCCCAGCCTCTTCGCCGCGCCCCGATACGCGCGTCTCCCCCTCTCTTTGCAGGATCCTGCCATGACCACGCACGCCATCAAGACGGCCACGCAGGCTGTCATTCGTGCTGTGGGCGGTGTCGATGCGGCGGCGAGTTTCGTCCGCGTCGGTCGCTCCCAGCTCTCTGATTATCAGAACCGTCATTCGCCTTCGGTTGTACCGGTCGATGTCGCGATCGAAATGGATCGCTGCGCGCAAGAGCCGGTCATTCTGGCAGCCATGGCGCTTGCTGAAGGCTACATTCTGACGCCGCTCAAGGTCGGCCAGGGCGATCTTGCGACCGATATCGAAAAGGTCTCGCACAGCTTCAACGAGACGATTTCGACTACGCTGCGCGTTCTGGCTGATGGTGTTGTCGAGGCGCACGAAGTTGTGGCGATGCGCGCCACGCTGTCGAGCCTGCATCATGCTGTCGGCCAGGCTCTGCATAATCTGCGGGCGACAGATGAGAAACCTGCCCCTGCTGCGCTGCGGGGTGTGGCATGAGCGCCGTTCATTCCGACGCTGCGCCCAGGATGGTGCGGTCGCAACTGGCAACGCAGACCGAGCAGGTGCATGCAAACGCGCTGTTCAAGGAACTTCGCGGGCGCAAGGGTGCGAGGCTCGCGCTAGCTGTCATCCTCGACCGCGCGCCGAAAACAATCACCGGCTGGCATCATGTTCCCTCTGCCTATGTGCGGCCTTTCCTGCGCGCGCACGAAAGCGGCGCGCTTGAGCGGGCCATTCAGAACATCGCACCGGTTATTGCCCCCGCTGAACGCGAGCGCGCCCGCGATATCACGCGCAAGGTTCGTGCCCAGGCTGGCGGCGGCAAAGCTCTAGCCAGCGCTCTTAACGTTGCCGAAAGCAGCGTAAAGACATGGGATGACGTGCCCGAGCGGCATATTCCCGCATTGCTGAAGCAGTTCGGCAGCGTGCAGACACAGGCAGAACGCAACATTGAGAGACCGCCCGTGAAGGTCTCCGCCAGCTCGGCGCATGTCTCGGGCGTTTGGCATCGCAAGTGCCTTTATTGTGGTGCGGACTTCTCGGTGAACTCGCCCTTCATCCGCCGCTGCGAAGCGCATAGGGGGCAAGGCTGATGGCTCGTCCCGCACTCGATCGCGCCCGCCTTGCGCCTGCGGTGCAGGGCTATCACCGCCGAGGCTTCCCAGCACGTCTCATCGCCACGCGCCTCGGCATTTCCGAACGCAGCACGCGCGGCATGCTCAAGGAACTGGGCTTGACCGCGCCTCGCCCTCAGAGCCGACAGATCATGGAGATGCGTCATGGGTGATGTTCAACCGCTCGGGCATCTGGCCTCGGTCAATGAACCTGAAAATATGCAGGCAGAGGCTGCGCTTCTGGGCGCGATCCTGACAAACGGGCGTCGGGTGATGCCCATGGTCGAGGAATATCTGCGGCCAGAGCATTTCTATGACCCGCTCAATGGGCTCGTGTATGAAACAGCCCTGCGCATGCATGCGGCCGGCACAGATCCCAATGTGATCCTGATCCGCAATCAGATCGCGCAAAACGGTGCCTCTGAGGTCCTGATGGGGCGCGATGTGGCGTCCTATCTCGGCGAGATCATGATGGCGCTGGTTGGTATCGCCAACGCCGGTGACTACGGGCGTGCGATCTTCGATGCCTGGACGCGCCGCCAGCTTCGCAACCATTGCATCGATGTCTCCCGGCTGTGTCTTACTCCCGGTGGCCAGACTGGCGAGGATCTGGTCGAGCAGATGGAGGCCGGTCTGCTGGAAATCGCGCAGAACATGCGTGAAGGGCAGCCGAACGTTACGATCACCGCTGCCATTCGTGAGGCCATTGCCTGCGGGCAGGAAAACCTGCTGCGCGGCTCGGCTCTGGCCGGGCTCTCATGGGGCTATCCGGGCATGGATCGCATGACGGGCGGCTTGCTCGGCGAGGGGCTGTATGTGATCGGCGCTCGCCCAGCCATGGGCAAGACCGCGTTTGCTCTCGGTGTCGCCATGCGCGTGGCTGCCAACGGACAGCGTGTCCTGTTCTGGTCGGGCGAGATGGCGGCACGCCAGATCGGTGCACGCGCCGGCGCGGCATATTCTGGCCTCTCGACGCTTTCGGTGTTTGCCGGGCGTCGTTTCGATATCCCTGAGGATGCTGAAAGCGGGATGCGCGTTCCGCTGGAAGAATGGCAGTGGCAGGCGCTTCACGCGGGCGAACAGGCCGCTGAGGCTGTGTCGCTCGAACTCGACGTGCGATCTGGCCTGACGGTGGCCGGACTGCGCTCGCGCGCGCGCCGGATGAAGCGCAGCAAGGCAGGTCTCGGCCTCATCGTGCTCGATTATGTCGGGCTGATGCATGGCAGCGATGCAGCACGCAAGCGCGGGCGCTATGAGGAGATGACCGAGATCAGCGCAGGACTCAAATCCCTCGCCAAGGAACTCGGCATTCCCATCATCGCACTGGCCCAGCTCAACCGCGAGGTCGAGAAGCGCGAGGACAAGCGCCCGACCGAGGCCGATCTGCGCGATAGCGGCGGGCTGGAGCAGGACGCCGATCTCGTCGCGTTTCTGTATCGCGATCACTACTACCTCAGGAAAGAGGCCAGTGGCGACGGGCTTCAGAAGCGCGACAAGGAGACGGGCGAGCAGTATGCCAATCGCTGCTCAGAATTTCAGTTTCGCCTGCAAGAGTCGGTCGGCAAGGCGCAGATCCTGATCCGCAAGAACCGCCACGGTGGCACCGGTTCGGTGCGCATGCGCTTCGATGACGACAGCACGTGGTTTCGTGATGAGAGCGAAGATCCGCGCAGCCCGGCATGGGTTTGTCAGGAGCGCCGGTCATGAGCGTCGCTCCTGTGCAGCGTGGCAAGCTCCGCCGCCGCTACGGCGTTCATGCCCGCTCGGTCATGGCAGATCCGCGCTGGTCTGTGTTGCCTCTGGCAGCGCGCGGCATGTGGCTGCACCTGACCGATATCGCCGATGTCATGCCCGAGCTGCGCGCGCCTGCTCGCGGCCAAGCTCTGACACTGCCTGACCTGGCGCGCCTGCTGGCTGCTGAGACAAATGACGTTCTCGGCGCCGTCTCACATCTGGTCAACCGCGACATTATCGAGCCCGTCTCGGACGGGTATCGCCTGAAAGCCTATTGAGATGTCCAAATCATCAATCGAGAGCCGGGCTCTTGCCATGGTCGCGAGTGACCTGCGTCTGTTCACCTTGGCCGCTGAGGCTGTTGTCGTATGGGTGCGTCTGATCTCGGCCATTCTGGAATATGGTGCTGATGGCATCCTGCATGCCGGCAAGGATGGTGCGCCTGATCTCGCGACGCTTGCGCGCTTCCGGTTTCACGTGTCGGAAACCCAGCTCGAAACCTACATGCAAACCTACGCCGTATCCCGGCTGATAACCTACGATGCGGCAAGCGGGCTGGTCGGTCTGCCCGAAACGCTCCAGCCGACACGACGCGCCATTGCCTCGCGACTGAACGGCAAAAAGGGCGGAAGACCGCCAAAAAATGCCAATCCGACACCGCAGCACGACCCGCGCCAGCGCACTGCCATGATGCCAATTTCGGGAGGGAAAAAAGTGTCGCAAGAAACCCAGAGCAAAACCCAAGCCTCCTACGCGCGCGATAAGCTTAGCTTAGCTGATAATATAAGCTTAGAAGATAAAGCTAAGCTTGGGACGCAGGTGAGCGACGAACAGATCGATACGGCCTTCAAGCGTATCGGCCCCAAGGCTTTCGAGGCGGCGGGCTTCGACCCTGCCAGAAACCTCGGTAACTTCCACATTGTCCGCCAGTGGTCAGCTGATGCCCTGCGTGCCGGGCTGAGCGCCGATGAAGCCGAGCGCCTGATCCTCAGGGTTGTCGAATCCGTTTCGGAGCGACAGCGCAGCAAGGGGGGCTCGATCAGCCATCTTGGCTATTTCGGCAAGGCGATCGGCACGGCCATTGCAAACCGTGATGTGCCCGACGCGCCGATGAGCGAATGCGAAATCGTGGCGGATCGCGCCTGGAAGCGGGACATGGACGCATGGCGCGAGCGCGTGTCATCTGGCGCTGCTGGGGCAGTCAATGCACCTATCCCAAACCGTGCGGAATACCTCGACCGTGCAAGGGAGGCCGCATGAGCAAGATGCCACTGCGTTTCGATCCTGAGCGCAGCCTGCCCGAGCAGGTGGGCGAATGGCTGGATGAGGCTGCTCTCACGCTTGCAACCCTTCCCGCGACCGGGCTGCGTCCTGCCGGGGCTGGTAGCACGTGGCCCGACTATGTGCGTGATCTGGAAGATCTCGGCTGGGATCGTGAAAGCGATGACTTCCTGCCCCGTCCTACTGCCGATCAGGTTGAACGGCTTGATATCGTTCTGACCTGGGTGCCCATGATCGAGGATCACAAGCTGCGCACAGTGGTCAACATGCGCCTGATCGTGCATCGGATTTCGGGTCGCCATAAGTGGGAATGGCGGAAGATCGGCGATAAACTTGGCACGTCGCACGTCACTGCAAAGGCGTGGCATCAACGTGCCTGTGCAGTCATTGCAAAAAAAATCCAGCCAAATGCATTTTCCTCTTTCCAATCTTTCCAATTTGCAGATATGTGAGAACCATACTCGCGAGACGCTTACCCATTCGGGCAGGCGTCTTTTTTTTGTGCCTGCGACTCGGAATACGGAGGGTGCCATGTGACCGGATCACACACCCCTTCACCTCGCCGATGACCGGGGTGCCCCAGAATTTTTGGGTCCCTCCTGGCAAGGTCCCCTGCCGGGGGTTATTCGCACCCCGGTCAGAGACACTTTTTCAGTAAAATCAAATCAGGGTTGGTGTTGTTGTTGTTGTCGTCCAAGGGGGAAAGCATGGAAGCATCGCCCGGCGTGACGCTCAACAAGGCCGAAATGGCCAAGCGTCTCAAGGTCTCGCTGCCAACGCTGACCAACTGGCTCGACCGCTGGCCTGACTTTCCTTTCGTGGATCGCGGTACCAACGGCAAAAGCTGGCGCTTCGACCCTCACGCCGTCTTCGACTTCCTCGCAGCACGGCAAGAGGAGGAGCAGCGCAAGAGCGCCGGGCGCGATGAGCAGCTTGAACGGCTTCAACTCCAGTTCGATGAGCTTTTTCAGCCCGAAGAACAGCCTCGCTCGCTTGGCACGGCGTCAACCAAAGAGCAGATCGATATCTGGCGACTGCGCGATCTCAAGCGCAAGGAAGCCGAGCGCTGCGGCAAGCTCGTGGTCGCTGAGCAGTTGCAGGACATGTTCTCATCGGCCTTCGCCACGCTCTCGCGTGACACAGGCATGTTTCTGCGCCGCCTGGCGCGTGAGCAGGACTGGCCCGAGGCCGTATTGCGCAAAGCCGAGGCCGATCTGGCCGACACGCAGCGCAAGTCAGTTACCGCCGTTCTCGACACATTGAAGCAGGAAGCCGACACCGATCATGAGCGACAGCTACACCTCGCCTGACGATGTGCTGTTTGCCGATCCGCGCCTGATCCTTGCCGAGGCCATCAAGGCCTATCTGCCGCCCGAGCGGATCAACACCGCCGATTATGCGGCCAAGCACCGCATTCTCGACAACCGTGGTGGTGGCTATATCGGGCGCTGGAACCACGATGAAGCCCCGTTCCTGGTCGGACCCATGGAAGCGCTCGATGAGCTGCGCTTCCTGAACGTGGCTGTCGTCGGTCCTGCCCGCTCGGGCAAGACCACGATCGGGCAGAACTGGATCCTGAAATCTGTCGATGTCGATCCGGCAGATTTCCTCGTCTATGCCCAGACCGACGATGTGATCGAAAGCTACGTCAAGCGCGAGATCGCGCCCATGATTGACCTGCACCCGCGGGTCAAGGAAAAGCTCGGCCTGCGCCCCGTCGATAACTCGCTCAAATTCAAGCGCTTCCGCGCAATGTGGATCGAATTCCTCGCGGCGGCCTATAACAACCTCATCAACAAATCTGCCCCGCGCATCATCATGACCGAGATCGACGCCTATCCGGCCAATCTCGGCGATCCCTGCGCCCTTGCCTCGATCCGTCGCGAGACATTCGGGCAGGAGAGCATGCTGCTGGCAGAAAGCCATCCAGACCGCGCCAACGGGCTCGACCCGTCGCTCTGGACGGATGGCATCATGAAGCAA